ATGGATTTCGGAAAGACACAAATCGGGAACATGACTTTTGTCAAGTACAAGAAAGGCGGTTTGCCTTTTATTAAGGTATCAACCGTAAGCGGGGACTTCTCTGTTGAATATGGGGCAGGAAGTGTGATGTTTATGATGCTGAATAATACTCCATTGGAAGACAAGGTAGATAACCTGCCAATGCTTATAGTGCGTAATGCCCAATATGTTGCCAATTGCATTGATGTGGAGTTACAGGTGGATGTATTAAAGGCAATAGGGAGTGCCCTTGACCGTGCGGATGCTAAACCTATATCTGACGAAGAAGACGCTAAGATTATTGAGGAGGAAAGGCAGATGTATGAGATGAAAAAGGAAATGGAGGATAATCATGAATGAGCCAATACTAATAACTCTTAAAAATGGGGGAAAATTGAAAGCGATAGAGGATGCGTTATGTGACAAGAACGGATACAATGTTAGATATTTAGGAGAAAACGGAAAATATTACTATCCCTCCGATATAGCTTCAGTACTACCGTTAGATAAAGGTAAGCAGATAAATGAAAGAGACTTTTGCTATCAGATAAGAAAAGACAAAGAGGAGCTGGAAAGGAAAATAGAATCAATGCTTTTGTCCTTCTCATATCAGTATGGCGGAATTCATATAGATTCTTCCATCAAGGAGTATGAAACAGTCGATGCGGAGACAGGTAAAAAATCCCCGATGTTTGCAGTTTCTTTGGGAATAAGAATTTAGCTATGGGAAATGAGTTCGGGAAGAACATATTTTATCGCAAAATGCGGCAGTAAATACTTACACGAATTGGTATAACAGAAATACACTTCTTAAGCCGGGTATCACTTCCCGGCTTTCTTTTTAGCGGCAAGATACAAGGAGCAATTATTGCATGAAAGTGGCAGATAGAAATGCACTGTGGTGTCCTCTTCCTTTATTTCGTCCTTTTTGATTTGCGTAATGTCTGCTATCATTTTGGTGAGGTCTATCCATTCCTTGCATCCCTCTTTCCCGTCATATTTCTTGCGGGCAGCGATAAGTTTACGAAGCTGGTTTTCTTTTGATAGCTCGGAAGCAATATCTTCCTCACTAATACCATCTACCAATATATCATCCTCTTTCTCGCTCTCTTTTTGCCTGCGTTTAATCTTTCTGCTTGCAGAGGTCAAATAGTCCATGAAGTCTTTATCGTCGGACAAAAGGATATTCATGTTCTTCTTGTTTATCTCCAGGTTATATACCGGATTGTAAAGACCGGAAATAAGATAGGCGTCCTTGTCTTTCCATCCTAACGCTAAAAGGTCGGCAAAAGCCTTCTCTTTTATACTGATTCCCGCTTTTCTGCATTCAGAACCCAATCCTTTACTGAATGTTATTTTTTCTTCCTTCCCTCTCAACATATTATATGATTTTTAATTATACAAACACAAAATAGCAGCAGCATCTTATATGCCACTGATTCTGATAGTCGGATATGGGATGATAGCCAACCATGCTGTCGCAATAAGAGCATGGGTAACTGCTCCCACGGTACGAATAAAAGCCCGTATATCCTTTATCCTTGTGTTCAAGCCCCCAAAACAACATCCATGCAGAACCTACGGCGAAGCGGGTAAGGGTATTTAACGAGTTGTAAGCGGAATTAGACTTCCCTACCCCATAACTCACACCATCTGTTTTAATACGTGTGGCAGCAGCCCCGCCATTATAAACCGCCCGCTTAAAATAAGGATTGGTATAAGGTGAATTAAGATAAGACTTTACACTACCCTTTATTTTATCTTTCCCGATTCCGGCTATCAGACCGGCTGCAATGGCAGCTTCCACTTCATACAGAAATCGGTTGCAATAAATGCTGATACGCTCTGATAATGTCTTCCCGTGGTCTTCCCTGTTTATAAAATCTACAATTGCATCTCTTTCCTCCTTTCTGTCATATACAGAAAGAGTTTCCGTGTAATCGTAAATTAACTCACGCAACTTACGGAGTACTTCGCTTACGTCCCGCTTTAAGTTCTCATTTGCAGAGAACCGGAACATTGCAGGCTGAATATCATACTTGAATGATATATCTATAATCTCTTTTGCCGCTTGCACAAGAAGCTCCTCCAAATGGCTTTGCATAGATATTTCAGCCTGCAAACGTAATTTTATGAAATCCTTGGCATCCTGTATCTGTTTTTTTGTAGGTTGCTTCATTGCTTGTCATCTCCTGCCGGATTATGTTCAACTTCATTATCTGTGGCGGATATTTGCTGGGACTTCAATTCATAAAGAATGTCAGCCTGCTGTTCTTCCTTCTTTTCTTTCATAATCCTATCCCAGTCACGAGGATTGCTGTACATCTGAATTTGCTCATTTGCGGTCTGCCGGGACAAGAACCCATTTTGAACAGCAACTGCAAGATTTTGTAGAAGTTCAGATTCATTCAGATGTATATACGGCTTTATCCAAGCATATACATTCAAATTTTGCAAGTCGATAAGATTTTCGGTTTCCACCCCATAGCCATAAGTGAATATCTTTACCATATCGTCAATGAGATGGTTATATTCTTGGGCATCCTTCATGGCATTTTCAAAAGCAGGAGAATAAAGCAGCTTTATGGCTACACCTGGAAGGTCTCCGCTTCTTACTTCCGGTGGAATTACCGCAAAAGACTGCTCATAGATTAACTTGTATAAAGTATCAAGCTGCTTGGTAAAGGCAGTGGAAACATCTTGCTTGTTAAGATAACCGGCTTCATCATCCGGTCCCATTGATATACACTTTATAGTGCCATCAATCCCTCCCTCTATATTAATACTATCTCCCTCTCCTTTGAAATACATAATCGGGAAGGCGTAAGCTGTATTGTTTTGTGACAATTGCGAAAAAGCAAGTTCATATTGCTCTATGCTGTCTTGTGAAGGAGACCAACAAGCGCCGGCTTCATTTCTGTGATAAGCCACAGGGATAAATGTAAAGCCATGTTCCTGAGAAGATATGAGTTCGTATCCGCTTAATCCAAACAAGTTCTTTATCACTTGCTTTATTTTGTTGTACGCCCCTTTCCCTTTTCTAAAGCGACGGAGATATTTCTCATCCCAAACTTCAAGCCAGTCTGTAACTGTATTTCCATTATTGTCAAAATCGGAATAGGAACGGGCAAACAATGTAAGCTCCCCTGTAACATTATCGAAATGGGGATATAACGTATCTCCTTTCTCAAAAGAAAGGACTTTCCAATAGAAAATTCCTTTTCGGAGATAACCTACAAATGCTGTGTCCCCCGTTATCTTTACGGATTTTGCCGCTTCATACCATGCTATCTCCATGTCCTTTACAGCCCATCCGGTTCGAAACTTAAAAAATGTATCCTTTACTTTTTCATTTTCGGTATCCCCTTCCAACTCAAATTGAATGTCGTTTCCACAAAGATGAACCAGGTGTTTGATTGTTATAATCCTCTGAAACGCAAAAGCACATCTGATAACGGACTCTCTAAACCACTCTTTTGTTTCAGGGTCTTGTCTTAATCTGTCCGGATATACCAATGGGTCATTTATAGCATGTCCGGACGGCTCAAATTCCCTCAAAAAATCCATTTGAGTTATTATCTGATATGTTGGATTGTCTAAAGGCTCATTAACGGACAAGCTGCCAGATATAACCCCTACTGCTTGTTTGTATCCATTTGGCAATATTCTCCGAAACGGACGGCGTACCATAATCTGTCGTGTACTTATATTCTCCATAATCCTTTTGGTTTAGTGTGTTGTTTTCTTATATCAAAAATCTGTCTGTAAATCATAGCCTCTATAAAGTCGGGAGAATGGCCGACGTACTTTTTCATCACTTCCTTTTTAATTAAAGAGAAGCCTTTATCTGTGTCTGCATCCCGGATGGCTTTGCGTTCTTTCATCAGGATATTATAAAGTGTCATATCTGAATATCCGTTTCCTGAAAACTTACGCGACAACAAATCGGGGTTAATCGAAATTTCATCATTCTTAATCTTCTTAACGAGAATATCAGCGCATTGTGATTTCAGGGAAGAATAGATATATTTTATAGATTGTTCGTCAGCTTTTGTCGTTGGGATAGGAGCTGCCATATTATTAAACTTGACCGCGTCTGGGAATTTGCCCTTAAAATCCTGTCCAGGTCCATTCAAGTCAAAAACAAAGTCTTTCTCCAGGACTCCCCATTCACGCAACTTATATGCGACGCACTCTTCCGTCCGCTTGGAGTTATCCCGACTTACATATACGTCCTCTATATGGTTCCCAATCCAAAGCCACAAGACAAGATTATCTCCACCTTCATATGCAATATCACATGATACCCTTCGCTTATTATCTCCATATTGGGCGGAGTTGTTGAAGAACCGCTCCATGTGTTCGATTTTAAGAATATCGTCTCCAGCCGCTTTAAAATTCCAATTTCCTTCGAGGTCGCGAGCGCGGGATTCTTCATCCTGCTGGGCAAGATTAGCCGCATAATTTGAGTCAGCCTCAATCAATTTGATATTATCCTCCAAACGTGCCCGTATAAAGACGACTGACTTGACAAACATTGTTTTCTTATTAAATCCCAATTTTTTGTAAGCATCATTCCAAAGAGGGTCTATGATGGATTTACATTGTTCATATACCTCTTCTGGCGTGTCTCCCCAAAATATATTATTGGGAGAATCTCCATCCATAAAACAATATCTTTTCTTTCCATCGCGTTCTGGTATAGGATTCCCATCCTCTCCTATCCACCAATCTATAAAAACGCGCACCCAGCTATCCGGGTCCGGATTACAAGTACCCCAAAAACGGTTTTTAATACCATAAGCGTTACGGTTGCAAGTGATAAGGTATTTAAACTTGTCATAAGAACAATGGGTTATTTCGTCTATACCGATATAACAGAACTGTTTACCTTGAAAGCGCTTCTTGAAATCCTCAAAATTATCAGCAAAATAAGAAAACCACAGTTTTCCAGCGTTTTCTCCAAAATTCCAAGTCATATCCGATATAGAACGGTTATAAGTTCCAAATTGGGAGTAAATAAGATACGACGTGTTAATCATATCTCTAAGGTCATCTTTCTCGTTACGCAGAAGAACGGCATTAAAACGTGGATTTTTAATGTCTGGCAAGGATTCCATTAATAAAGTAAATGTTTTTGAACCGCCACGATTCCCTCCCATAATAACAATGTCGGCATCGGAAGCTAATGAGTTCTCCTGCCCGCCGGATTGAGCTATAACATTGAAATCATTTTTCAAATTACGCAACCTGTCTATGTATTCATAACTGAATACACCCTCCCCCTTTTTCGTATATACAATCTTGTCGTGTTCCATAAAAAAAATAAGCCGGCGTATGCAGTATAAATCCGCACACTCCGGCTTGAATCACAGCTCTATGAGTTATATATAATGCAAATATACGATTTATTATAAATTTTCTAATATTTCTCATATAAAAATACATATAAAGCATTGTATTTTAGAAAATATACTATATATTTGCAATACTAAATCATGTGATATGATAAAGATAGACGCTAAGCTGGATGAAAAACAGACCAGCGAAAAAGGGAATTTTGTAACATGTCCGGTGTGCGGGCAAAAGTTGACCGATGTAAAAATAATACACGGTAGCGTATTGTTTAGGACTGTATGCCGAAGATGTCGTAATTTTATCAGCGTCAGAATAGAAGAATAGCAATTTTACATATGCAAGCCTAAGAGCTTATTAGTGCACAAAGCACTGATAGGCTCTTTTTTTTTATAACACAAACTAAATAAACACGATGGAGAAAGAACAAATCTTATCCGAACTGACGACCAGATTAGGACAAACCAGTCTTTCGTCACAGACATTAATGAAGTACATAGAATTGAATCCGGTAGCAGAAGGGGTGGAGCCTGATGACGCTTATTATAGCAAGGCGACATCTTTTCTTCAAGGAATGCAAGGGCAGTACAATCACGATGTCGCAACACAAGTTGAGAGTTTTAAGAAAAACTACAAACCTCAACAGAGTTCTCCTGACTCAGGAGAAGGAGCAGGAGATAACGTCCTTGCCGACAAGCTAAAGGAAATGGAAAATGAGATTTTGCTTTTGAAGAAAGAGAGAGAGGTGGAGAAAAACGCCGCGTCAATCAATGACTTAAAAGTCCAGTCTATGGACTTGTTGAAATCTCAAATTGAAAACGGGGGCAAAAATATCTGTAACGATGAAATCCTGAATATCGCCATATCAGACGTGAAAATCACCAAAGATATGGAAGTGGAAGAAATTGTCAGTTGCGCCAAACGCAATTATGAAAAAAGATACAAGGCGATTTTCGGAAATGGCGCTTCCCCAAGTATCAACCAATATGCAGAAACCGGAGAAGAACAGGCAAAAAGCCGCCGTGAAGCATTCAAAGACCGGCTAAGAGCGCAAGGAAAACTTCCTCGAAAACAATAAACACATTAAAACAGACAAAGAATGAGACAATTAGGAACTTTCAACACTATCAGTCAATCCCAGTCGGGATTTGGCGGAAATTTTCCTGTTTGGTCAAGAGTAAGAGAATTATATCAGGGTGGTGGTATGATTGATGTCGCCGGAATGGGATTAAAGTCTGGTGATATTATACATGCCGGCACAATGGTAAAATTCAATGGAGCAGGCAAACAGGTAGAGGTAATTACAGCAGATGGAGTGACTGGTGTAAAGGCAGTAGTGACGCTTACTATCACTAAAAAGGCATCCGGAAACGGGGATTTGTCTATTGTGTTAGGCGGGAAAAGCTATTCGGTTGCCGTAACAAGCGCATCAGAAAGTACCCCAGAACTGGTAGCTACCAAAATCGAAGGAGCAAAATCTTCTTTTGCAGAATGGGATGTAAAACGCAGTGGGGCTACTGTGACTTTCACGCAAAAAACCGCTGCCCAACTTTACGCGTACATGTTTATTCCAGGAAATACCGGAGTAACGGGAGATATTGAGGAAACTGTCAAAGGAGTTCCCGCCAGCGGAAAGCTAACCGATGTCAACGGCCTTGTATTTGAAGACGTATGTATCCCTGAAGGCTGTATCCTTGCAACATGCGCAGTTGTACGCGCAGGCAGAATTTACGCAGACAGGGTGTTCGGTGGTGGCATTCCCAAATCGGTAGAAGCACAGCTGCCTATGATTGAATTTGTGCGTGAATCTGACGAATAAAGAAAGGAGAATAATATGTACACAAGAAACAAAGAATTTTACGACATTGTAGGGAAAGGTCTTGCAGCATTGGGATATACTGGGAATAAACCGCTGGAAGCATGGATTAATGACATGTTTGCCGAAAAATACAATGCGGAACAAACGTTCTCCCAAATGGGTTTCCCGTTAAATCCTAATATTCCTCTGAATCCCACATATGAGCAGATAGAAGCAACAGTCCGTGCATACACGCTGGCTACCTATGTGGATATTGACAGTGATGGCGCAACCAAATCTACAGACGGAATGTCCCTGCAAATGGGTGGATTGCCAACCTTCAAGCATGAGATTGTACTGAGCCGCAAAATCCTAAGAGAAAAAATGATGCTGATGGATGCCATTGGCGGTACCACTCCGGAAATTGAGTCTACAATAATGGAGCTTCTGTTTAATGGAGTGGACAGCTTACTTGGTGGTAACTACAATACATTCCTATACCAGCGAAATCAGGTTGTATCCAACAAAGGTAAGCTAATCATTGACGCAGCTAACAACCCGCTTGGTATTGCATTGACTATAGATTTCGGCGTGCCTAAAAAGAATATCAAGAATTCTATCTGGTATAAGAAGCCGGAAAGCGAAGCGGTGCAGGAAGAAGCTTTGGGTACTACAATAGACCCGATAAAAGTCATGAGGCAAGTCAGACGCGATTCCCAAGAAAAGGATTTTGCGCCTGCTGGTCACTGGGAATGCTCCAAGACGACCTTTGAGGATTTGATTAACCTTCCGTATTTCCGCCAAATGTACACAGTTGCGACACGCCCGGATATTTCCGATAAAGGCATGCAGTTGGCATTTGCTAATCTTGTCCCCGATGAAACAATCAAAGCTTTCATTGAAGCGCGTATCGGTGCTGAAATCAGAATTGTCGATTCAATATCCGTAGTGGAGAAATATGACAAATCTTCCAAAGCTATACAATACAAGAATTTGCAAAGCTTTGAAGAGGGAGTATTGGCATATGTTCCAAATGAAGACCTGGGTGATGTACAATGTGGACGTCCTATTTTCATGGAAACACCGGGTGCCCGTACGGCATTGTATGACGGCGGCCGCACTCTGATACGTCAGGTATTCAATGATGAAACCATGACGCAGGTAATCAAATCAGAAGTGACCGGATTGGTTGTTCCTAATAAGGTTCGCTGGTTCTACTACTTGATCATTAAAGGTAAATAACCATGAAGGATTCTCAAAATACAAATACTGGCACTACCATAGAGGAATATCTCCGTGGTTGTGTCGGTTTTGAAGTTACGGACAGTGCTATTTCCACCATACTGATTGACAGGGGAATTGCACCGGGGACGGATGTCAGCACGTTGGAAAAACGCCAGAAAGACTTGTGCCGGGCAGACCTTTATATGTGGTGCGCAAGTACACCGAGCGTAACTGGAAGCGTAGAGGATGCCAATGGTGTATGGAAGCACAAGGAGGGTGGTACACAAAGCTCTGCCTATGACAAACGTAACCTTCGGCAAATGGCAAATGACATATACGCATTGTATGGAGAGAACGTCCGTAAATCATCTGTCAGAATTGTCAACTTGGGTATGAACATGAATAAAAGGTATCCGCTATGAAAGTAAATAATCCACGTTTTCCGCATACATGCAAAGTGTATCGTATTTCCGGAGAAACATCTTTTGACGAAGGAAACGAGACCGTATTGTATGTAGGGAAATGCAACAAGTACGGAAGCACAAGCCTTAGGACATTTACAAAAAGTAATGTCATAAAGAGTGATTATGCAATAGACATTCCTGGACTTGTGAAGGGTATCATTGCGGGAGACCTTGTGGATGTTACCGATTACGGAGAAAGTTTTGAATCATGTGTAGTAACGGATTGTTACCCTACGGAAATGGGAACAACGCTGTATTTCAATCTGGCTAAGAATTAGGGAAATGGGAGATAATGCTAAAGTCTTGGAAGAAGGCAAAAAAAAGATGAGAAATATCATTGATGAATATTTGCTGGATAGAATAACAGAAATCGGAATCAGACTTCTGCAAGACGGAGTAGTATCAGCCAAGTACCATAATGTAACCGGAAATACTCTAACTTCATTAGCTGTTGGAATTTATTATAGAGGTAAATTATCTCGTATAATTACCGCCGTTGTGACACAAGGATTAAAAAATCCTACCCGCCCCAAGCTTAGCAGAGGAGACGGTATTGGCGTGATAATGGTCCAAAGTTATGAAAGTGGTAAGTTTATTCCCATAAAAAAATACAACTTGATTGGCACCAACGGGGAGTACGGTTTAACCACTTCTGTAAATTTCCTCAAAGCATATAAAACTCCAAATGATGGCATAGGATTAGTGATGTGTACAGGTACGGAATATTCTAACTACTTGGAGTCAAAGAAGGGGTTAAATGTACTGTCAGATACATTTGATTACGCGGAAAGCATTGCTAAAATGACCTTTAAACCAATGAAATGATATGGGGTACGAACAGGATTTTAAATACAAAGACGCGCTTAAATCATTGTTTGACGCAGCAAAGACGGTAAGTGAGAATGTGTTCACAAATGACCGTCCCGCTGCTGTGCCTAAGCAAATGGATAATTTCATTGTGGTGTCATTGCCCGGCTTGTTGTCTTCCATGACCTATGGCAGCGGATTTGGAAATATCCGTACCTATTGCACCATTGAAGTGTATGTCAGACAGAAAAAGGGAAGTGCGGAAGACTTGGAACAAATGGACACTATTGTAGGAGATATTCTTTCCCTATTCCCTATCAGCGACAATTTCATAAGTGCCTCAAACCCCAAATTGACCTTGAAAGGAAATGACGGATTAGGGTTCAGCGCAACATTGATAAGGACTGACCTTGTGATAAAATAAACATAAAATAAAACGATTAAAACTATTTATTATGGCAATGAAAACAAAGCAGGAATTGAAAGATGTATTTAGCGGTCTTTCATCCATTATGTTGGTAAAGGGTGGCATTGCAAATTTTGCCACGGTAACTCCGGATTTTGATTTGCCCGTTACCGTAGATACCCTTTCCTTGTCCCAAGCAGAACCGACATTAAACCGTACAAAGGTGCACGGTCTGCAAGCGGATTGGGCTGTCACCAGTACAGCAGGAGATATTACTTTCGCTGCTACCGTTCCAAGTGTAAGCAAGGAATTGGTAGAATATTTTCTTGGGAAAACCACTGAAATAGCGCAAGCGACTATCAACAACCAGCAATTCAAGGGATTCTCTACTGTGCTAAACAGCAAGAAGCTGAACGTAGGATTTGCGCTTATAAGTGACGACGGAGAAAAATGTCTGCTTGTAAAAAGAATGGCCGTATACGCACGCCCCTTGTTTGAGAATGCGTCCACTACCCCATTTGCTTTTGCGCTCAGCGGAACTATTGAACTTGAAGATGGCGCTTCGTCCGACTCCTCTTCCGAAGATAATATCGCTTTCTTGACAAAAAAAGCCGACTGACCGTAGCTCCAGCTTCCCTGTCTTTTACCAGCGCGGCAGATAATACAGGGAAAACCATTACCGCAACAACCAAGGAAAGCTCTGTCTCTGCTTCATCAACGGAAACATGGTGCAAAACCTCGGTTAGCGGGAAAGTGGTGACGGTCAAAGTCGACGAGAATAGCGGAGCAAAAAGAACTGCTACAGTCAGCGTATTCACCGCCAATGAGTTCAGTGCGGTGGAAGTTACCCAGGACGGTTCTTTGATTTAAAAATATGGCGGTGTGCGTTATTGCCGCCGCCTTCTCCTTTTTCACACATCACAATAACACAGCATGAACGATAAAACAATAAACCAACCTACCACAGCAGAGCAGAAAACGCTTGACGATGTACTGGAGAACAGCATAGATTATATTACGATAAGAGGAAAAAAGTTCGGTATAAAATGGCTGCACCGTGGAACAATACGAAAATTAACCCATGTCTTACATTCCTGCAAAAGTGAGGATGAAGTTACTGCCAAGTGTGCCTCTCTCATTATTCTGAATAATTGGTGGAAGATAAGACTTTTCCATTGGATATACTGGCGTATGCTATGGAAAAAATACACAGACACAGAGTTAACCGATATTGTTGTTATCGGTAAAAAAAAAGTGGAATTGCAGAAACTGGAATACTTGAATGCTACCATGTTCTTGACCGGAATGAGAGACACGATAATGACGATGACGAGAAAGGAAGCAGAACGTATCCTTCAAGAACTTCGGCAGGAGCAGCATTTGCAAACGGAGAAAAACACCCAGAGCTGACACGACCGTTAATTCTTCTTTGGGGAATGATTAATATCCCTAATTGGTATATGGACTGGGTATTGACCTGTGCTCAATACGAACTTCTGATGTGCGATGCTCCGATTGTAGTGTATGACAAAGCAGACACAGAACAAAAAACGCACACAGCGAAAGAAATGGAAGATTTAAAAAGGAAGTGGGAAGAAAAGAGAAAAGAGCGGGAAATGAAAGGGCAAAGACTTTCCCTCAATGATTTTATAGTAAACGGTATTAACGCTATCCCCCAAGATACAAAACAAGAATAAATATGGCAGACCTCGGAAATTTGAATTTTGGCGTTCACTTGAAAGATTATACAGAACAAGAGTACGAAGCTATCAAGAAAAAACTTGTGAATATGCACGTCACGACCAGTGCAAAGGTTGGATTAAAAGTAGATATAAAGGAGATTGAAGACAAGGTAGAAGCCTTGCTGAAAAACAAGACCTACAAGGTAAAGCTGGATGTAGATAGCGAAAGTATTAAAAAACTCAAGGAAGCTTTTAAAGGACATGGCGTTGATGCAAGCGAACTAAGAGCCATGAGGGGAGTTTCGCAGATAATCCGTGCAGATGCTTACGTTAACTCACAAAAAGCCCTTGAACAGCTTAGGATTGCCCGAATGCAGGCTGCAAAGGCTTCCGATACGCACAATGCGGCAATGAAGAGGACAAACACTACAATGTCTTCTCAATCACGGATAGCCGGAGAACTGAAAAATCAAATCGCCAATGTGTATTCCATATACACTTTAGAGCGTTTTGTAAGGGGATTATATACCATTGGCGGAGAGTTTCAGAAACAACGCATTGCCCTTACCTCCATTCTTGGAGACAGTATGAAGGCGGAAACCATATTCAATCGCATTAAGGATTTGGCGGTTGTCTCTCCGTTTCAGTTCAAAGAACTGGCTTCATACACCAAACAATTGTCCGCATACAGCATTCCGTATGAAGAGCTTTACGATACGACCAAACGACTTGCCGACATTTCCGCAGGTGTGGGTGTCGATATGGGACGTATCATATTGGCGTACGGGCAGGTGCGCAGTGCAGCTTTTCTCCGTGGGCAGGAATTGAGGCAGTTTACCGAGGCTGGTATTCCGTTGGTGGACGAGTTGGCGAAACGGTTTACTAAGCTTACGGGAGTGGTAACTTCCGCCGGAGACGTATTCGATAAAATCAGCCGGAAAGAGGTCAACTTCGGCATGGTGAAGGATGTCCTTTGGGAGCTGACCGATGAAGGCGGCAAATTCTACAACATGCAGGAAGCCCTTGCGGAAAGCCTTGCTGGCAAATGGAGCAACTTGCAGGACGCTTGGGATGTTATGATGGCTGACATTGCGGAAGGCAATAGCGGTGTACTTTCAGATAGCTTAGAGCTGCTCACTGATTTAATGAAACATTGGAAAGATTTTGCTAAAGTAATCATTCCAATAATAGCCTCATTTGGTACTTATAAAACAATGGCTCTATTAGCATCTTCAGTAAACCTCAAACTAATAAAAACTTTCATATCATTAACTGCAAGTGTTAGAAGTCTAAAAGACGCTATCGCGCTACTTGGATTAGTGACAAAGGCTAACCCATTAGGTTTATTATTAGGGGCTTTATCTGGAATTGTAGCACTGTTTTATGCGTTCAGAGAAGAAGCAAAAACAACAACAGAGGTTATTACAGACTTAAATAAGACGATTGCCGATACGAACGATAAGATGCAAGGGAATAAAGCCGTCGACAGCCTTATTGACCGATACGAGACCCTTAGCAAAAAAGCCAATAAAAGTACAGAAGAAAGTCGAGAATTAGGGCGAATTACAAAAAATCTCGCCAATACATTCAAAGATGCAGTTACTCAAACGGATAAATACGGAGTAGCAATATCTCTTTCTGTTGATAAGATGCGAAAATTATCACAAGAACAGAAAGATTTATACAAGAAACAGTTTATCGGAACAATGGCAAACGCTCAAATACAAAAGCAAAGCATTGATTCCGAAAGGGAAAAACTTGCCAGTATTATCAGGGAAGGGGGATATAGAAGATTTGATGAGAACGGAAAAGAGTTGTCTTTCGCAAAATACAAGCCGGAAGACATCACTAAAGCAAGAAACAGACTATTGGAACTGGAGAAGCAAAGCTTGGACTTAGCCAACATTATAGACACAGCCAGACAATCTTATCATTCCATGAGCCAAATTAATATAAGTAAGCCTTTGGCTGATTGGGAAAAAGAAGCAAACAGACTTGCTGGCGACATGGATGCCTTAAAGCCCAAAGCAGGAGATTCTTACGAAAAATACATGGAGATGCTTTCCGGTAATATCAGTGATTTGGAGAAAAAAACAAAGGCGTTTGCTTCTGGAAATAAATATTCAGAAAAACAACTGGCATCCTACAATAAGGAACTTGAAGTTACCAGGACAATATATAAGGCTTTAGGGGGATTAGAAAAATCTTCTGGAAACACAAAAGACCCTATCGCCGAGCAATGGAAAGAGCGTACCGACCTCATAGACAAAGCCATTTCCAGCTATGATAAATGGAGAAAGATAGAAGGGGACGAGGCGGCATCCCAAAGGGTGAAAAGTATGCCCGAGTTTTCATTCGCCTTTGACGGGAAAGGTGTTAATTTGGACTTGAACGACCCAAGCAAGGCTTACAAATACATTCAAGGGCAGTTAGACCGAAGCAAAGAGAAGCAAGAAGATTTATACATTTCTCTTGGTATCAAGATTGACAAGGCGGGAATTGACAGTGCGAAGAAAGAAGTTGATGATGCCTTAAAGGAGATAGAAAAGTACGTTTCCCAAACCGGAGAAAAGTGGGATTTATATAAGAAGCTATTCAATGCTTCCGGCAACAAATCTCTTTCCATGAACATCGCTTTCGGCGGAGAGGTCTCATTCAAAAGTGTAGTAGATGATTTGCGCAACCAACTTTCCAAAGCGCTTGAAAATACGGGAAGTAAATTCTCCGTTACAGATGTCCTTGCCATGAAAGAGGATGATGTAAAGAAACAGTTTGGGGAAGGAGTAATTCTGAAACTATACCAATCAATCAACGAGGAAAGTAAGAAAATGCGTTCAGAAAGCCTTGAAAACCTTTTAGGCATGATTGAGGATTATAAAGATTATGCCCAAAAGATAAAGGATATTGAGCGTAATCTTCAAAAGGACTTGGCAGATATTGAAAGCCAAAGAGGTCAATTAGGCGAAGAAGCGACCGACAGGCTTATAGCACAAAGGAAAAAGAAAGCGAGCGAAGATGCTGCATCAACCAAATTTGAACAATTCAAGAGTTCGGAAGACTGGGCTAAGACCTTTGACGACCTTGACAGACTTTCTTCTGCAACTCTTAGCAGGCTAATCAAGAACCTGGAAGAGTTTAAAAATACGACCGGGCAAAGTCTAAAAGTCAACGAGTTTAAAGAGCTTGTCAATGTATTAAAAAAGCTACGTGACGAAAGTGAAAGCAGAAACCCTTTCAAGACATTATCAGACGGAATAAAAGAGTATGCGGAAGCCACTGAAAAACTGAAAAAGGCTCAAAAAGAACTTGGGTTTATCCAGGATGGCGGTGAAGTTACTACTGGTGTTTCTGAAACGAGCCATACGGGAACCAAGAAAACGGATGGCGGCTTATCTTATCAGGCTAAAGTCGTCGATAAATTAACTCCAAAATTAAAAACGTTGGCAGATGCGGAAAAAGAAGTAACTGATGCGCAGGATGAACAAAATGAGGCTTCCGATAAAGTTCAAGTAGGCTTTGGAGATATTGTCGACATGGCTAATCTTCTTATCGGCACTTTGGGAGATTTAGGGTCAGCATTTGATGCCTTAGGGAATGACAGTATGGGAGACACTCTAAGCACTGTACAAGAAGTTGCGGGTGGATTATTGAATACAGCTCAAAGCGGAGCTACCCTTTTCGCTGGTATATCTTCCGGCAATCCGATGGCTATCATGCAAGGGGCTACGGGTGTAGTCAGCGGTATTACCGGAATAATAGGAAGCATAGCCAAAGCCCATGATAAGAAGCTGGATAAAGCAATCCAACGTTCGCAACTGGAAGTGAAAAAGCTTTCCAATGACTATAAGAATCTTCAATCTGTCATAGAACGGCAATTGGGTGCTGTTACCCAAAGCCAATCCAAAGAGATGATTGCAAATCTTCAAAAGCAACAAGAAGAGGTGCAAAAGCAAATGGAGGCGGAACAAGACAAGAAAGATTCGGATGCTTCTAAAATAGAGGACTACAAGCAGCAGTATATCGAGTTAGGCGAGCAAATCAAGTATTTCTATGAAGATTTGGCAAGCGAACAATTCGGTATAGACTTAAAGGGATGGTCAGACCAAATATCAGAAGCGTTAGTCAATGCGTTCGCCAACGGAGAAGATGCAGCAAAGGCTTTTGATGATACGGTAGCTGATATTATGCGCAATGTCATAAAGGAGATGATTTCTCTGAATGTCATAAAACCTGCCATGAATAAGCTAAGAGATTATCTGTTTGGAGATAAAGGTATATTTACAGACAGTTCCGCCGGGGGTACAAATCTGACGGAACAAGAGGCAGCCGGACTAATGCAGCAACTTGGAAGCCTTCGAGGGACAATATCAGACTCAAAGAAAATATGGGATTATCTAAATGCTGCTGCAAAAAAAATGGGAATAAGCCTTGAAGAGACAAGCGCTTCAAACACTCTTTCCAAAGGGATACAAGAAAACATTACAGAAGAAACCGCCAATATTTTAGCTTCTTACATAAACGGTATTCGTGCAGATGTAAGTGTAAAACGCGCTTTGCTTGAAAAGTGGGGAAACGAGATTCTTCCGAAATATAATGTTATAGCCGAACAACAACTTACTCAATTGAGGGCGATAGCCAATAATACGTTAAGAAGTGCCCAAAATACCGAAGCAAACGTTGCTTTAGTACAAGAAGTTAGAGATATGCTAAGTATAGTAATAGACAGAAGTGGTAGAAAAATCAAAATATAATATGTTATGAACGAAAAGGATTTAAGCAAAACATTACTGAACCAAGCTATTACGTTTGGTTTATGCCAACCGTGGCAACACGCATGGGGGAATCCTACCCAACAAGGATTAATTGACAAGTATCTGCATGGGATTGATTTTGCCATTAAGCACAATTACCCTACCAACACTTTCATAAAAGAACACTTCGACAAAGACCTTCTCCACAAGAATAATATTTTTGTGGATGAAGATGTGCAGAAACGCAACATGTCACAAATTTCTGTTTTGAACGGAAATTGTAAAGGTACTCTCCTATTTGATGGCTTTTCCGTATGTGATATTTACGTGCGCCATGACAGCGAAGTAACCATTGACTGTTCACAGTATTGCAAGGTATTCATTAACGTGTACGACCGGGCAAAAGTAAATGTTATCCAAAAGGATATAGCATCGGTATATGTTTACATTCATGGAGAAGATTGTATTGTGGAAACCGATGGGGATGTCATGCAAAGAAAAAGCCAGGCTTAATGTCTGGCTCTATTGCATAATTCTTTTTGTATTGGCTGAAATGAAACAGCAAGAGTTACTAACGATTCTTCCCTCTCCAATAATTTCACGCAAGGAAGAGTGCTTGACTGCGCTTCTCAACGTCCATCCCAGTCTATCGCCTTTAGACTTTATACGATGTGGATACTTTGAAGAGCACTTTGCTTTCTTGCTTTCCATTACACTCCCCATATTGTTTTGATATTGAATTTATCTGTTCCCTTTTTTATCCTTCTGCTTACAAGCTTGCAAGCCACTTCTTGCCCGATTTGGTGTGAGACCAAACAACTAATGTAACACTCACAATAGCCGTTATTAAAAATATTGCCGTTAGCGTATCCATATTATATTCATTTTAAAATCCTATTAGCAAAGTTAGCAAACATATATGTAGATATAGTTCCTAATGTAATAGTACTCCAGTTTATTCCGTTTGTCACATTGGTAAACAAAGGAGTTATACCTCCTAAAACAAGTGCCGCAAATATTAGTTTAGATAAATCAAAGAAATATCCTGCAAGTTTTTCACGTCTTACCTTATCCTTTTCCTTGCCCTCTTTCTTTACTTCTTGTCTTTCGCTCCAATTACCCATTTGTATTATATTAATGCACAAATATAGAAAGAACGAACGAAAGAACAAACAAATAAACAAATAAATATCCGATAAATCAGCTTTTTAACAAATCCGATTAATTATAATTCATATGCCACAAAACAAGAAAAGCGGAGAAACTCCGCTTGACTTGATGATTGCTTTAAAATTGGCTTATCGTTTTTCACCCTTAATATCCATGCTCTCCCCATCCATTGACATGGTAAGTTCGGCGTCATCACCCGATAAGGATTTCACTGTATATCTAATATATTCTTTGCCGCCCAAATAGATTCGGGGCTTTGTAAATTGATAAAACTTCTTTTTAGAACAATACAATATTAAAGGTCATCTTTTCCTATATACATTATAGATGTAGTTCGTAGCCCTACAGTAACCATTGCTAAATATTCCGCATCCTCATACTTTAAAGCATCCATATATAACATTTGACCCCCTTGCTCTGAGAAGAAAACATACCGGTCTGCAAGGTGTTTTCCCAACTCTGAAGCAAATGAAGATTTCAATGTTACAGCTCCTAAATATGCTTTATTATTATCATAAGCTATTTGAATTTTATCCTCTATTCCCAATCCTTTATAAACTGATGTCCCTTGTTGATTTGTAGACAATGGTTTGCCAAAAACTTTTTCTATATTTTCCCTACTCATGCCAAGAAAATCCTTTAAATCTAAATATAAAGTATGCAAAGGTTCTACTGTTACAGATAGTTTAAAAGATGTACCATTAGAATTTGCCATTGTTTCAAATTCTCCAACATGTTCTCCTTTAATTTTATTTCCATCTAATAAAGAGAAAATAAAATCATTAGAATTTTGGAGTTGTACATTTGGACAATCTAAAGTATATATCTCCCCCGTTTTAATAACAACAGATTGGTCCTGTGACTTTTCATCATCATCCGAACACGCACTAAAAACAAGCATTGGCAGCATTGCCAGTAAAAATAAAATCTTTTTCATTTTCTTATCAAATTAATTATTATCTTTAGGGACATTGAATATATTAAAATGAATAACCTACCGCTATTGACAATTGCGAATAATCAGCGTTTTCGATAAGCGCCCAATCCCTCTTTTGATATTTATACCCAAGTTCTACAAAAATATTTCCACTCATAACCGGAAAATCAACACCAAACGCAGGCTTAATCATAAAGCCTAAATCATTTTTATCTGCATAGTCTGAGCAAGGGATAAAAAATGTGTATCCTAAATCAAGAGACATATATGGAGATATACCTTCCCGGATAAAGTTAAACTTTCCATTCACAAATAATGGAACGTATAATGCGGTCTCTTTATAATCCTTATAATACTTATCCATAGTCGAGTTTAATCCAGCTTTCTCATACAAATGTTTACACCAAGATACACCCGTACCTACTCCCAACCTAAAGCTTTCATTAAACCTATATCCAGCAAGAAATTCTGCACCAAAAGACTGGTTTTTGTCATCATCAATACCTAAATCATATACAACCTTGATTTGCGGTTCAAACTTACTTTGTGCAAAGCACATAGCAGTTGTTAAAACGGCAACTAATATAAATAAAATCTTTTTCATTGTTATATATTATTTTTGTTCCATCTCAATTTCAATATATGTGTTATCCCATTTACATGCTTTTTGGGTTCCTAAATCAATTCCCCATGCAATCACATTCAAAAGATTTATACAAGAAATAGGATTAAATCTTGCTTCCAGTAAAAACGGCGTTGATTTATAACCCTCTTTTTTAGCAATTAATTCTTTCGAGGATAACTTTTTTCTTATTCGCGCGGTTGCTTCACCGCTTTCGTCAATTGTTGCAATTTTTCTGCCATTATCATAAATTTTAGTGCCCTCCATCCCTGAAAACGTAATTGTTTGCTTTGCAGGTGTAAAAATTGAAGCACAAGAACTCATAGAAAAAACAACAATTAGACTCAATAAAACTTTTTTCATAATAGCATTGAATATGTTAATTAATGTGCGGCAAAGTTAACAACTTTGTATTGGAGAGCAATATATTATATACAGTTTTTTCACCTTTTTTGTTATATGTTATAAAGCATATTTGGATATTACTACGCTCCCCCTTTTGGATATATGGTTTATTTTCTATATATTCGCATAATAACTTAGAAAATAAACGAAATTAATTGATTTTCTTATAAGGAGTTTGCTACTTCAAGGATTATGTATATCTTTGTGGTGCCAAACAATAGTAAAGTATTCTTTCTCCGTAGAGCACGGTTATCGCTCACTATATTTAGTTGGGCTTTTTTTATGCCCAACTGCCTGTATAAAAAATACACGGCTGTCTTTCCTGCGTAATATTTCCTCTTCGGAGAAAATCTTACTATTGTTTGGCGACACGGGAAATGACAGCCGTTTGTCTGTCTATAATTACAACGCCAAACAATAGTAAGTATGGAAAACTTAATTCCAAATCAGAAAGGTATGACCTCTCTTGAAATTGCAGAGGTTACGAGTAAACAACATGCCCATGTAATGCGCGACATTCGCAGCCTATTATCGCAAGGTGTATCCGCATCCAATTTTGGATTGGGGTCATACACAGACGCTAACGGTCAAAAAAGACCTCTTTTTAATCTCACTCCTAAAGGCTGTCTTATTCTTGCATCAGGTTATGATGCGGTTCTGCGCGAAAGAATAATCAACCGTTTAGAATACCTCGAAAATGAGAAAAAAGTTATCAAGACTCCACAAACTTATCTTGAGGCATTGGAAGCGTTAGTAGCTTCTGAAAAGGAAAAGGAACAACTCCGTATTGAAACAGAGCAGCAACAAAAGCAAATCGAGCAGAAAGATGCAAAGATTACCAAACTCCAGCCTAAAGCCGATTTTGCCGAAGCCGCTTTCAAAGCAGAGGGCAAAGTAGACATAGGTCAAGCCGCAAAGATACTCAATCTCGGTTTTGGTAGGAACACCCTTTTCGGGAAGCTAAGGGATGCGGGCATATTCTTCAAAGACAGGAACGAACCGAAACAAAAGTATATTGACGCAGGCTACTTTGAAATGACGCTGTTGCCGCCAATACGCAGAGACAACCACCCTGACATATTATGCCAAAAGGTGTTTTGCAAACCAAAAGGTCTTGCCTACATCAACCATCTATTTGGCGGAAAGCCTTCTGACAGAAAGATTTCGCCTATAAAATAGTATAGCACAACAACACATATTTGCGTAGTATTTAGTAAATTTGCAGAAAACGAGTAGGTTATGGAACGGATAAGGTTGTCAAAGGAAGAGAAACAAGCATTTCGGATTGTTGCAGAGTTTGGCGGAGAATGCCCGGCAACATACCCGAAGCATGTATTTACTGCTTCCATCCGTTCCATTGAGAGGAAAGGATTGGTGAAAGCCAATTATGTGGTTGGCGGTTATGTATGGAGTGTCAAACTCACCGAAGAGGGCAAGCACTATCTTGCCGTTAACCCCAACTTACACAATCCTATCAATTGGAATTTAATACTTGCCATTGTAGGCGTCCTTATATCTATCATAGCCTTATTCGTTAGCTGCATGAAAAAATACTAATCACGCTATTTTAATCATCCGGCAGTCGGTTCCAATGCCCGACAGCCACAACTATATCCAAAACGAAAATGGAAGAATTAAGAAATACTGGATGAAGTAATACTCGATATACAGCAGGAGAAGCTGGAAATAATGGCGCTTCTTGCCCCTATGTCTATATCAAAATACAACCCAAGCGCCTCTAAGTCAGATTTCGACCTTAGAAGCCTTAATAAGGAAATATTGCCACATGTTAGCATAGATGCACGTTGAGGTTCGACCAACGTTCACGTTATGATACCCCGTCAGTAATACGGCTGGCGGGCAGATGGCAGGAATAACGACTAAAACAAATATTCATCATGGAAGAAAAGATATATAACTTGCAGAAAGAGAACAAGCTCCTCAAACTTCAATTATTGCACTTATCCGAAGATATTGAACTGATGTACGAAAGGATGGAAAAACTTGAAAAGAAGCTCAAAGAGAAGCGGGTAAAGAACCCCTACATGAAAATCGTGTTACCCGAAAGGTAGTATTCATTGCAAATATAATGTAAGCCGGATAACTATATCAATTTTCTAACCTTTTACTTGATTATTTAGAAAATACACCATATATTTGCAGTATTGATATAACAAGCCAAAGAGCTGATTAACGGATATGCCGTTGATTGGCTCTTTTTGTTTTTACAACACAAACTCAAAATAACACATGGCAAAGCCTTACAGTATCTATTTTCAGAAAAGTAAGCTGGGGAGTCCTGTTATTGACACCAAATCCCAATGGGGGATTGTGTGCAAGGACTTCCCTTTTACTGTATATGGAGATATTAAGGATTTGCCCAAAAGGGACTGGATAGACAAAGACGGAGAAGACACCTTTTTCCCCGAAGAACTCTACGTGCAAGCCTATGATATAGAAGTAGAGTTTGCCTATAAAGGTGATATGGGAACAGCCAATGAAAAGATTGTCGCCTTCCTGGACTATCTGATAGGAAAAGACGGTTACGGAACAGAGTTAAAGGTTTATGACACCTATACCCAAATAGGCAGGCAGGGGGTTTATTTTAAATCTATAAAACCCGACCTTTTTGTCCGCAAGACGGATGAGGGAGATGTCGTAACTTTCAACACTGCATTTCGGGTAACCGACCCTAAAACACAAATTATTCTTACGGCATAATGGGACGGTTTATAATATACAGCAAAGACGGGCAGACGCAACGATGTGTCGCTAACAAGTTAGAGTATAACGGAGAGTTCATGGGAGCTTGTTCCGTTAACATTACCGTTACGTCCCCCACTCCGATTGATTTTACAATCGGGGACTATCTGATATATCGCGGAGAAAGATTTGAAATAAACTACGACCCTACTGAATTGAAGCAAGCCTCCAAAAATACATACGGAGAGGCTTTCAAATATGAGAACGTAGTTTTCAACTCTCTTGCAGATGAACTGACAAGATGCGAATTCCTGGACTATGTAAAAGAGGATAACTTAATTCACTACTCTTCCCTACCTACATTCAGTTTTTACGCTGAAAGCATAAATGCTCTCGCAGAAAGAATACAGGTGAACCTTGACCGTATCTATAAAGGAGAGCAAAAATGGACGGTTACGGTGCATCCCGAATATGTTAATGAGGCTAACAAATCCATATCAATAAGCAGTATAAACGTTTGGGACGCACTCGCTTTGGTAAATAGCGAGTTTAAGGCAAATTTTATCATAAGAGGACGAACGATAACAATAGGCACTGCCGGAATTGCAGTAGGAAACATGTTCGGGTATGGAAAGGGAAAAGGGCTGTACTCCATACAAAAAACCGCGGACTCGTCACAGAAGATAATTACCCGCCTAAGAGCATATGGTGGTACCAAAAACTTACCGTACAACTATTATACAACATATGGTAGTCCTATTATCGAAGCTCCCATAGAGGATGTATCTTACGGATATGACCCTAATACACATTTGATAGGCGGTGCTGTTGTGACGCTTCCTTTTTACATGAAATTCCTATCCGACACAGCATTGTATGATGTGACAATCAATGGGAGTCCCTATAAAATGAGAAGAGGCAGCTTTCTTGGGAAATGCTACGTTTTGTTGAATAGTGAAGCCGACAAGGACAACGTCCGCATAGGCGCAAAGATGCGGATAGAAAAAGGTATTGAGACGGACAATGTTCCAAGAAAGTACAAAAGACCTTCTGGAGCATTAGTACCCAATAATATGGCTGTTAAAAACTTGATGCTTCCTGATTTTCCGGAAAAGACACTTGACCCATACCTTGATAGTAAAAACATAGATATTATCGGAGTTCGGGAAGGTTCGGTTTTCTTTGACGGGAGCGATACTTCTTTACCGGAAATATATCCGTCTATGGAAGGAATGACAGCACAGCAGTTGAAAGACGCGGGAATAATCGTAAATGCTACCGGAGCGTTGGATGAAATCGCTTCCGATTCAGTGAATAAGGATAATACGCCAATCGCGGATGATGGTTACTTTGAAGAAGGGGAAACCATCCCACCGTTCAAAATATATCTCAAAGACATTGGATTTGACATAAACGATTATCTAACAGGGGAAACCGCCACCATATCCATGAAAAGCGGAATGTGTGGTGGGCGTGAATTTGAAATACTTGGAGATGCAGACAAGCCCGTAAAACAAGGTGACATGTGGGTCTTGACATGCAACAGAGTCTATGATGAAGGGCTGAATCTTTATTTCCCATATAAGTATTTTACTATCAAAGCCGGAGATAAATTTGTGCTTTTGGGTATTGATATGCCGGATGTGTATATAAAAGCCGCTTCCCAAAGATTGCTAACAGCTTCCAAAGAATATCTTGCAAAAAATGATTATGTAAGATATACTTACGAGCCTAAAGTAGACGAAATATTTATGGCGCGTCACCCGGAACTGCATGACAGTATAAAGGAAGGTGATTTAATGTTATTCGAGGATGAAGACTTAAACATCAACGGGAGCATTATTATTGATAGCCTTACAATAAAGGAAGGAGACGCTCTCATCCCAACGTATGATATTACCCTTCGCAATGACAAAGCGGTAGGAACTTTAGAAAAGATACAGAATCAGATAGACTCAATTGTAGGCGGGCAAGGCGGTGGAGGATTAACTACCCAACAAGTGGAATCAATCATTAAAGCCTTTGGAGAAAAGCTGTTTTTGAATAAAACCAAACCTGACCAAACCAGCTATTTAATAAAGTTCTTAGGCGGATTATTTTCAGACTACATCCAGTCCATGAATTTTTCTTCCGGTGCTCTCGGTGAAGGCTTTGTCATTAAAGTAGACAGCAAGACGGGTAAATCCTACATTGAAGTGGACGAACTCTTTGTGCGTATCAAGGCGATGTTCTCCGAGTTGGAGATAAAGAAGCTCTCTTATGCAGGCGGAAACTACATGTTCACCGCTGCCGGAATGAAATGCGGAAAGGTGGAAGAACACGAGGATTTTTGGCGTTGCTATCTTTTGGTGGATGATGGAGAAACGGCTATCGAGAACCCGTTCAAGGAAGGCGACCAGATACGTTTTCAAGACTTCAATATCAAGCCGGGTATCTACGAGAATGTATCCAACCGTTACTATTGGCGCTTATGTGTCGGCGTTGGTGAGGATTACATAGACCTTAGCAAGACGGACTGTGATGCAAACAGCGACATACCACAGGAAGGCGATAGCCTTGTACAGCTCGGAAACAGAACAGACAAGAAGCGTCAGAACGCAATCACCTTGTCCGTGTATGGCGATGATGCACCGAGTATCCATCAGTATGCCGGGATAGATTCCTATTCTTTAGCAGGCAAGGAAGTGACGGTTATCAGTCCGCAAGGCAACAAGTTCATGGGAGACTTTATCTTGAAAACGGGAATAAACATTATGACCCAGTTCAAGATATTGGAAGATTTGATTTACTCTGAAATCTCCAAAGTGCTTGACGAGGTGCAGGCAGAGGATAATTACCTGTACAATGCGGCATTTGCAAGCAATACGAACGGTTGGGAAACAAAGAACGATGTTCGTTTCTTTACTGTAAACGGAAAGTTCTTATTGGTTAACGACAAGTTCTATTCCCGTAAGGATGCCATGGCTGCCATTATCAGAGACGGGGATAGAAACGTGCTTCGTATCCTTTCTTCCGGAATTAAACAGTCCAATGCAGATTTAGCCAATAAGCCTACCTATGAGGAAGGGGAAGAACCGAAGAAGTTCTTTATCTCTTTCCGGTATAAGGTAGCTACAGCCGGAACGCTGACAATAGGATTTCCCGGTCAGAACCTGCATTTCACCGAACGTCTTGAACCGGGCGAGGAATACGCAATGAAAGAGTATTCCGGCACATGGGACGGAACGGGCGACTTTGAGTTGAAGTTTACGGGGGATATATACATACATTCGCTGGCATTGACCAATAATGCCTACGAGGATATGATAACAAAGTTCGAGACCCAGCTAAGCCAAACCAATGAAAAGATTGAAGCTGTGGCAAAAAGAACATCCAATCTTGAAAGCAAGAGCGCAGGATGGTTAACCACTGCGGATGGGGTCAAGATTTGGGCTGCTGCGGAGTTTGAAAATGGAGTAAAAGCTTCATCCTTGTTTAATGTGTCGGCGGAAAGTATAACGTTAAAATCGCAACATGTTAAGTTGGAAGGCATAATTACCGCCAATGGAAATATCAAGATACACGAAGATGGCTCTATCGAATGCCATAACGGCTCTTTTACGGGAGATATAACAGCAGATAGCGGATATATCGGTGCATTCAAGATAACCGACAGAGGACTTGAAAACGAAAAGGAAAATCCGACCGCGACATTGAGGATAGGCAAGGATGGCGGGAAATTTTTTGAAGTGAATGTCTCTTCCGGGGCAATGTGCGGTATTCGTGGAGATGGGATTACGGCACTTAGTCTGAGTGCCTACGGTGACCATTCAATCGGTGTAAGAGTAATGGCTCAGGCTGGATATGATACTTGTGCGATAGAAGCATTGGGCAATGTAGAATTAAATGCCAGGAGCGGTGAATCGGTAAGAATAAACAGATTGCAGGCTTCCGGATTTGCTGCGGGCGTCCGCAATTTAGGCAGCAGTATAATTTCTGCCCCACCGAGCTATACGGTCAGTGATACCGATGACATTATCATATATGGAGGACCGGATATAAGTTTTGACCCTACTCTATTTCTTCCAAGTTCGGCTGTTACGGGTCGGATTGTATATTTGAAGAACCAGTTGAACCGGAATGTTTGGGTAAAAGGAAACCTAATGAATTCCAATAACAGAGGCACAACGAACGCTTCTTCAATCAATCAAATATCCTGCTTTTTCGTTTTTGACGGCAGTTATTGGATTCATTTTTACTGTGGATAATACTAAATAATTATAGCTCATGAAAAAGATAAATTTTAAACAATTACTGATTGCTACGGACATTACCCGCAAGCATTGTGAAAATATAGATTGTAGAGAAAATTTTGCGAATGTATTATACCGGAACGGTAACGGTATCGCATCGCATGCACTCGCTTTGAAGATATACAACTCCAATGAAGAGACAGAGTATACCGATGAAGAAGTGTCCCTGATACAAGAGCATGCAAATGCTTTTTGCAAACCTTTCTTCATTGACGCGCTCAATCGTGCTATCAATAATCAACCGGAAGAAGTAACCGATAAACAGGAATAATTATGGCTTGGACAGAACAGGATTATCAAGAAATAGTTGCCCGCCTTAAAACAGAGTCGCAAGGTGTTGGTGACGTCCCTAATGCAGAAACGCTTACTGGCATAAGTTCTCTGCCCGCATATCAAGAGAAAGATGGCGAGGACATTATTGTACGTGCCCCACTTGAATTGTTAGCCGCTCCCGCTTTGGAAGCTGCCGATAAAGCAAATGCAGCCGCTACTAAAGCAGAAAGCAACGCCACAGCAGCACAGACAGCCGCAAATTCCGCCAATGAGAAAGCAGGACTGGCGGCACAAGCTGCATCCGATGCCAACGCAGCTAAAGAAGGAGCAGAAGCGGCTACCCAATCCGCAAACAACGCTGCATCCAATGCCGAAGAGAAAGCCACCGCCGCTAATACAGCCGCCCAAGATGCCGAAAAGGTTGCCAACAATCCGACATACATCGGCAAAGACCACTATGTCTATGTGTATAACAAGGATACGGAAAGTTTCGACAAGACGGATATTTATTGCAAGGGTGAACCGGGAAGCTCTTTCCGTGTGGCTGGCGAATACGCCACCCTTGAAGCCTTGAAATCCGCTGTTCCCGACGGTTCGGCAGTTGACGGGTTCATGGCTGTAGGTACGGAAGCCCCTTATGATTACTACGCATGGGTGAACGGTGAATGGGTAAGCCAGGGGAAGATAGGCGGCATAGACGAAGCACCAACTGACGGCAAGGCATACGGTCGTAAGAATGGGGATTGGGCGGAAGTTCCTGAAAAATCCGACGTCCTCACCAAAACCAACAGTGAAAGTTTCACCCCAACCTCGGACTATCAGCCTGCAACGAAGAAGTATGCGGATAATATCAATTATGGTAAGGTTATTAACGTTTCTGTGGGCACTTATCTTGTTACCAATAAAAACGAAAAAGACAGGGAAGCAATAGACCTTATAAACACCATCTTTGGTTCGGTTGATAATCTGAAAGAAATAATCCAGGATATTATAGCGAACCACACCAAGTATTATTTTCACAGTTATAATAGCAAAGATAATTGTATTGAACTTAGTAGCATTTACTCTTTTCACAACCCTGAAACTGAAGAATATAACTTGCAATGCAATATCAGTTATTATACTAATAACGGTCCTGTTTCCAAGCGTATGGGATTTAAACTAATGCCCAATGATGAAGACTGTGTTGCTTCTATAGAAGATATACTCGTTTCCGACAACCTCACCACCGTCACCAAGAAAACCGCTGCCGAGTACGATGTTATTGGTTCTAAGGATGAAGGAACAATGTATGCTATAACAGATGCTTGATATGAGAGATAAGAATTTAGAGCGGAAATATAAACCCTGATATTAAAAAATGGAGATAGTTAGATATGGTTAAAATTGGAGCTACATCTATTAGTAATCTTGCTGTTGGAAATAAAAATATTGATTTGCTTAATATCGGCAATGCCATTTTTTATGCTGGCTATCCTTATCCTTGTGTTGGTGAGAATAATTTTAATCCTATTACTCTTCAACAATATATTGATTTGCCTTATGTTGGAGACCCTAAAAATTATACAAGTAACCTATACTTTTCAAAATATATAGAAAGTTTTGAATATAGAATTGTAGCAGCTGGTATAGATAGCGGTTTTAAAGTTTGTGCTCTTAATGAACAAGTAGTTCCTGGTGTTTATGGTTTTGTTATTAATAATGGCAATTATGCTGCTCTAATTGGTATGTGTAATCCTCGTTATGTTTTTAACGAAATGAATATAACGTGTCTTGCTGAATTTAAAATTGATGGTAAATTATACAGCTATAATATAAGAAGCTAATTATAAGAATTGAATTTAACTTATTTGATTATGAGAGTAAAAGTATTTTATGAGAATTGGCTCGCTAAAGCCATTCTGTTCAAGAACTACGGTACGATGATGTTCTTTGGTTTCATCATTACCAAACATGCAAGTTTGCCTATTGAGGCACAACGTGAGGAGCGTATTCATCAGCTCCAGTTCAAGGAATGTATGGAAATTGCTACGATACCGGCGGTTTTCCTTTCTCTGTATGTGAGCTGGTGGTGGATGCTTCTTATTCCCACCTTGTACTATATAATGTACGGTGTGGAATGGTTTATCAGTTTTATATATCATTTGTTCAAGGACAAACAAATCGGTGATGGGAAAGTGAACGCCAATGCCTATTATGCAAGCGCATTTGAAATGGAAGCCAAATTCAACCAGGACAACCCGAACTACTTGAAAGAACGTAAATGGGGAGCGTGGTTCCGCTATTACGGCAAGATATGAAAATCCCGTCCTACTCTCACGAGCAAAACGGAATGACAGTAGTTAGCTTATTTGATAAGAGACACAAAGATAGGAATAATTGACAAATAACGATAAGATGAAGAATAACATTATTACCCAAAGCATACCGGGTGGTTTCTCGGTAATAGCAAGCAGTTTTATTGCACAGTCATTGGAACACATGATACCGTGGCTGATAGTAACATTTTCAGTCGTTGTATGCGATTTGATGTTCGGGATAAGGAAATGCCTGCTATTGGGTGAAGAATTTCGGTTTTCAAGTGCTGTGCGCCGTACTATGGGTAAAATGGTGACATACTTTGCCTTTGTTTGTATGGTGGTGATGATAAATATTGCTTCCGGCAATAAATGGAATATTGATGTGTATTCATGCTTGTTTGTCTGCTTCATAGAGTTCTGCTCTATCATAAGCAATATCTTGAAGCCAAAGGGATATAATTTTAACTTGCTGAAAGCGTTGGGATTGTTCGGAAAGAAAGTGCTCGATGTCGAGAAAGAAGATATGAGTGAAATAATAACTAAAGATAAGGAGTAACAAAATGAAAAAGAAACTGATTATCGCAGCGATTGTTATCGCTATCATCGTGGGAGTTATGCTGTACATGCACTACACACCGTTTTGGGTGAACCTGACTACTGTTGCATCATTCGGTGTCGGTGTTGTTGCCGGATGGGTGGTTCGTGTGGTTTATGACAAATATTTTAGAAAGGAGGAATAGCATGAGATACTTTACAATTGCAGAACTGGTTAAAAGCGAAACGGCTGATAAGAAAGCTATAGACAACAGATTGCCGCAAGAACTGCTTCCCAATGCGCAAGCGTTGGTTGACAATGTCCTCGACCCGTTAAGAGAGGCTTACGGAAAACCTATCACAGTGACAAGCGGATACCGTTGCTCCGCTCTTAATAAAGCAGTAGGCGGCTCTAAAACGAGCGACCACATGAACGGGTGTGCTGCCGATATTGTCGGCACCCCGAATACCCCGAAAGAGAACAAAAGACTGTTTAATCTTATACAAGAATTGAAGATTCCCTTTGACCAAGTCATTGATGAGAAAAACTTCTCATGGGTACACGTCAGTCACCGAAGAGAAGGCAACAGAAACCAAGTATTGAAACTCTAAAAAGTAAACATCATGGCAGTAGAAGTTTTATCATTTCAAAAAGAAGAAGGCGAAACAGCGTATTACGCAACGTTTGTCAGTGACGGTAATCCCGTTACCATACAGATAAAGAACAAGGGCGGAATGGTGACTGTATTTGCCAATATCGAGGGCATGAATCCTATCCCGCTTTCCCCAAATGCCAATCAAGCCTTAGGTCCTTCCAATGTGATATTTCGTCTTATTGGTATAGCGGCAGGTATGGAAATTACAATAAGAAGTGCTACGAAAGTGTCAGAAGCGAAAATGATTAAAGAGGGATAGCCTTATGAAACCAATCACTATCCTCAACATCAGCATTCCTATAATCGGCATTCCCGTAATCAGCATACTTACCATAGGGTTTCCCGGTGCTGGCGGGAATAAACCACACCCATTTCCTGACGGAGGGGCTTTATTATTAGCCAATGACGCCCCATTGTTGTTGACTAACGGAAAGCCGATATTGCTTACAAGTAAAAATAAATAGTAGTATGGAAGAGAAAACAGAAAAAGGACAACAAATTGGACAACTCCCCAAAAGAGACGTTTTGACGGGTAATGAGCAGTTTCCATTTCAAGAAGACAGAGAAAACGGTTCTATCACCCCTAACGCCCTAAAGAGTTTCATTAGTTCCGGTCTTGCGGATGACGAAGACCTTGTGTCTGTAGACAAAGGGGAAAACTTAAGTGTTTTAAAATTTGCCGACCGCCCTTTTAGTCCTGACAGATTCAGCGGCAAGGGGTATAAGATATTGCGTAGGAATATTGTTGGTGGAAAGAATATTCTTACCCAGGAAATGATAAATCAGCCTGATACTATATACGAAATCAGGTATGATTTTGATTTGGATGGCGCTGAGATAAGCATTCCTGAAGGGTGTATTCTAAAATTTAATGGGGGGCGTTTTTTAAATGCGTTGAATATCAAAGGGAATGTAGAAAACAAATACTTAATGCCGGAATGGTTTGGCGCGTCCAACGACGGTAAAACAGACAGCTCTGATGCATTTAATGCAATCGTGCGGATATGTCGCAGTATAAGATGTTCCAATAAGAAGACTTATCTGTTTACCAAAGACATAGATGCAAAGATTTTGAATGAATTGTCGATTGACATGAATATGTCTTCTTTCATAGATTTCCATATTGTCATAAACATGAATGATGGAATAAATGATTGGAGATCGGCATACTCTTCTATCGGGCTTTCAATCAAAGAAGGATTTATCATGTCTAAAGGCAGCGATACGAAATACCGTAATTGGCAAATTCCTGTCATAATCAGTGGGGTTCCTGTACATTTGGATAATATGAATATAAGGCGGGTTCCTTATATACTGGCATTGGCTGATAGATATATTGATGTCATGCGTTGGCATAATGTCATTTATTATTCATGGGAGGACACCTATTCAGATGTAACATACCGGCTTGATGCTATAAATGTGGTGTTAAGGGATGGTACTATATCCAAAATGAATGAGGGACAAGGGTTAGCGGGAGATGCTTGGATATTTAATTCGGTAAATGAATTTAGAGGGTATAATGAAAAAAAGACTTTTGATTATAAGTTAGGTACATTCAGAGAAGGACTGTATACTAACTTCATTAATTGCATTCAAAGCAATATAACATTAACTCAAAAAATCAAAGCTAATTTTACCGGCTGTCACTGGGAAATCAGCGGAGTTACAATTGAAGGTAGTGGAGGTCTCATTCAAGCCAACTTTATAGGCTGCTATTTTTATATGAATAGCAGGATATTAAGTGAAAATCAAGGCGTAACATATATTGGTTGTTATTTTAGAGGGTTATGGGATAAAGCCGGAGATATGACAATGCCTGAGTTTTTGAATAATACTGATATTGTGGATATGAATTGCGTATTTCTCAACTGTAGAATAGGGGGAACATTGGTTGATACAAATTGGTACAAAGCCTGTTATTATAATTATAATAGAACGACTTCATTAGGAATGCGTCAGTATATTATGGACGCTTTTAACAAAGGAAATATTGAATTAAGGGATACCGGTAACATTATTAATAATAGGGAAAATGGAAGTTATAAATATACAATATATCTGTTGTGTGGAGAAAATATACCTATTGCCAAACGTGTTCTTAATATAGATATTACTGATAGTGATAAAGAGAAAACGCCATATTTCTATATAAACCCAGGTAAGAACTATGGGTTTGAGGTATACAGAGAGTCACCTAACGGGAAAAAAGAAGTTGTTGTTGGATTCAGTTCGGTTAATGACGTTGAAACCTTATCGTTTCAGGATTTTTCAGACTGTGCGCTAATCGGTGAACATGATTCTACCTGGTCGAGCATGAAGACATCGGTATTGCTGTGGAAACCTGTAAAGGACGATATACCGGACAAAACTTTATACCCGCATTTCTTTTACAATCAGGGAGTCTTGGTCTCAACGAGTGGGAATTTAAAAAGTCCGCTTACTGATTTTCTCGCAATTCCATATTTAAATGTAGGAGTTACTTCACAACGTCCTGGCAATGCAGATAATGGTTTTCAATTTTTTGATGTGACCCTGCGTAAACCTATATGGTGGAACGGTTCTTCATGGGTAGATGCCAATGGAGCTACGGTATAGTGTTTTACTAATTATTTATGGTATGAAAAATAACATCTTAGGTGCGGTGGTCTGTCTATCCACCGCCATAGTATTCGGTGGCAGCACTGCACTGCTGATGCTCTTTATCAAGGAGAACAGCGACCGTTGCCACTACTATAACGGCAAGTGGAGCAAAATAGACTTGCTGTGTGGAGTTGCCGCAATATGTGCTGGTATGGTTGTAAATCATTATTTGTTGAGGTTATGAAAAAACTACCCTGGTTATTAGTTGTATTGCTGGCCATCGCTTGTGTGGCGGCTTGGTTCTGTCCGCACGAGCCTTTGCCGGCAGAAATCCGTACCGAGACGAAGATACAGACGGTTGTCAAGCTTGATACGGTTCTTATCTCCGCACCGATAGCGGTCTTTTGGCAGATATTGCCGAATGACACAGTACGTATAGGTGATACCTTGCTTCATCGCAAACGGGTTGTATATGAAGACAGCTTGTATCGTGCGGTGGTGAGCGGATATGTAGACCCGCGGTTGGATAGTATGACTGTGTATCCGAGAACGGTTTATCAGACAGTGATGAATGACGTCTATCATCCGGTTCCCATCAAACCGAAGAAGAAGCGTTGGGGATTAGGGTTGCAGGCTGGGTATGGGTATCCAGGCGGCATGTACGTAGGCGCAGGAATAAGTTATAATCTATTTGTATGGTAAAAAAGAAATTAACGATGTAGAAGTTGGCTTGTAGCTGACACTCTTTCGGGGCTTAGAGTAAAAAGAAAGCCCCATTTCCCTTCACTGTCTGCAAACTTCAAGGGAATAACAACACGGCAGTATTGTTTTGGGGCTTTGTCCTTATAAACAACGCTTCCGTGTTTTTGTTTTCAGAACTTTTATGTTTTAAAGCAGAAATATGAAAATGAAGGAATTATATCAGACGGTAATGGCGGCGGTTTGCCGCCATACAGAAATAAGGGAGGTTGATATTTTAGGAAGCAACCGCGAAGAGTGTGTAGATGCCCGTTACATCTTAATCCATATTCTTGCTCACTTTTTGACGGATGAAGAGATAGCCGGGCAGACTAAATTGCCGCGTCAATCAGTTAATCGGATACGGAATAGATTTGCTGCTAAAACGAACAAATGGAGTATCCGTAACAACCTGCACGAAATTAGTTCAGAACTAGCTCACAATCCGCTCACGTCTTCTATAATAGCACATTGATTATCCCGTTCTTTGTCATGCAGCCTTATCGGGTTGCCTTGAAACAGTTTAAATATTAAAGTTATGAGAATTAAAGGAATGAGCGGTGAGGAATATAATGTCACCGGACAAGGACAAGGTAATTACAACACGGTCGGGGCTTCTGCCGGCATTGCATCTTTTTTGGGGCTGAATGCAGGGAATATTCTTGGCGGTTGCGGTAATGTGAGAAATGGCGGTTGTGCAGGCCCGGTTGAGGTTATTACCTCGGAGGACAAGCCCGTAAGCCGTTATGAGGCTGGCATGATGGATAAGCTTGCAGCCAAGGATTCGGAAATCGCATTGTTGAAGTCCAACACCTACACGGACCAGAAACTTGCTGATGTTTATGACCGCCTTTTGACGATTATCAACAGAAATAAGGAGGCTCAAGGTGAAATCAACTTGAACCAGGCTGTTTACAATGGCACCAACACCGCCACACTGGGTTGCATGAAGCAGCAGATTGCGGAATTGGCGGCATTGAGCGAACTTGTTGTTCCGCAGCGTAAAGTTTGTGATACTGGATGCTGTGGATGTAACGGTTAATCCGTAGCCTATGTTTTCTAATGCTCAAAAATTGGCGGCTGTGCTCAACAAATGGGCGCAGCCTGCTATACAGGGATTGCTTGGCAGTAGATTGGGGCAGCTCCCGTTCATCGCAAACATTGATGCCAAGTTGCGCTCTACCGGTTGGGTAAGTCCGATGTGGAGTCTATCTAAGGAGATAGCGCCATTAATGGACGGGTTGTCTTCTTCTCTGGTGGAGCCTATGCTTGCAAGATATTTGCAGGGGATACCGGATTCCGCTATACCGGAACTTGCCCATAAAGTGGTAGATGACGCTATAAAGGTCGGGAGCCTCTCGCTGTTTGAGGGAAAGGTGGAATTCGAGAAAGACGATTTGGAGGAATTGAAGATGCTTTTGCAGTACAATCTTCCAATAAATGTGTCGGCAAATTCTTATGAGGTCTTGACAGAGGAACCTACTCCGCAAGGTGAGGATGCGGAAGAAAAATAATATAAAAAGAAAAAGATTATGATTCAATTAACTCCAATTGCAATCGCTGCTACCAGCCAGCAATATCTGGCAAATGTAGTGGAGAATTTGTGCCAGGCTTATTGTGCCAATAATGGCGTACAGCCTACTGGCGTTGTCAATTTCACTGTAGCCGAGCAGCAGACAGTGAACACGCAGACTATTGTTACAATTAACGCCGCAGTGCTTGTGTCTTACACCCCAAAGGGGTCATGCCGTTCCGTAACCAAACAATGGGTGGAGCAGTTTAAGGTGGCGTTTATCGGTGCTGCCGGTGCGGTTCCTACGATAACTCTTGCTCCTCTCGTGACAAGTGTCACTCCGGAAAACGTGAAGTGCTGCAACCGGGCATTCGGTGTAAGCCTTGCAACTCCATTGACTATTACAGCCACCTTTCCTGCCTGACGAAGCCGTGTCGACGGATTATAACGTCCGTAAATTACAGTCCGTAAAAAGGAAGAGAGCAAAATTATAAATCGGGGAGGCACTGTCCTCCCCTTAAAAGCATTATTATGAAGACAAAAGATGAAATGATAGAGCGCTATAATCTCCTTTATGAAAAGATGTCCGACAGCAAGAATCCCAAAAACATGAAGATTTTTGGCGAGGCCGAAAAATATATGTTCCGTGAGATAGCGGTGGCGCATCCGGATATGGCCGAGACGTGGCTTTCCCATCTGGAAGCAGTATGCTGGGATAACTACTTGTCAGAGAGAGAGGCCGGGAATATCAACAAGAGGACTGTCAATCAAGATGGCACGAAAGGTTTTCATTGGGGATATGAGATGTTCTGCAATGCCGTAAAAAGTCTTGGGGGACAAGTGGAGGACAAGCCGCATTACAATAGTTATGCCTTGTGGGTTACAGCCAACATGATTTATTCCGACCATGCGAAAAGTATATCCGAGGATATGGGGTATAAGACACCCCAGGAAGTGCCGGCCGATAAGATGGCCCTATCTTGTTATAGAAAGGCGGTGGAGAATCTGGAGGATGAAGACGAGGGGTTTCGTATCAGGAGATACTTTAAGCACCGGATGTACGATAACTCGCCTTTGTGAACTTGAAAGAAAGATAGACATGCTGATTCGGATGGTTGGAAAGCTTGATGGGCTGCGTGGGTTCGGTTCGAATGTTCTTGCAAATGTTGTCGGGGACCTTATGATAAGGCGATGATATGAAAGATAGGATAGACATATTGCTTGAAAAGGCAGATTTCACTTGTTACAGCGATTTCTGCCTAATATTCAGGGTACTTCAATGGAATGTTTTTTAGAACGTTTTGAGAAGGTACTTCATTGGGTTATACCCTTTGCCGTATTGGGTAGGGCATTAACTCTGTGTGTCTAATTCTTTCACGCCCTCCAACGCCCTATACAGTATGTATATGGTACTCATATTGTTTTTAAACAAATCTGTGCTCCCTTCTTCTACGTATTGTGCGTAATCAAACACCAGTTCGATAAGCTCTTCCCGTAATTCTTCGGGAGATATGCAGTCTTTGAATAATTCGTCTATTGCGCTAAGGTCGTATTTCTTATTAGCGGGTGTTGTATTTCTTTCCATGATGAATATTTGTTTAGTCTTTTAGTAAAAGCCCGCCCGGAATAGGTACGGGCAGGGCTTGGCGATAGGGTTAGGCTGCTTTAGATTCTCTCACCATATTGGATATGATGTTGTATATCTTATCAAGGAAATGATTTCTCTCCGCTATTTCAAGTTTGGATTCGTCTCGTCTTGCTTTCTTGTAGTTCCGTATGGAGATATGATATAGGTAATACAGCTGGTCATAAATCTTGTGCCATACGTCTTGCTGCCTTATATTCATGGCGGATGCGTATTTGTTTACCAGCTGCCGGATGTTGTCACGCATAGACAGCTGCGGCAATTCTTCCGAAGACATAGCCACTGACAATAAGAATTTCCCGTTTTCTTCCCGTTCTTTCTTTATTTCCGCAATCTCATTCTCTATATTCTCTATCCGTTTCTCGTATTCGAGGTTTATGTTCGCTTGCATTGCAAACATCTGTGCGGAAGAAAGATGCCGTTTCAATGCGTTTTCCATAGAGTTGAATGCTGCGATGTATTCCAATTTAAATTTTAGGGCTTTCTTACCAGTGAATCCCATCGCCAAAAGAGTGAACCCGTCTCGGTTCATTATAAATCGTCTTGCGGATTTCACCCCTCCATTGGGCTGTGGAACATCTTCTGTATATTCCACGAACATGTCCCGAACTTTTGCGTCACATTCATTATCAGCATTTTGCAATAAATTATCTATTGCTCTTACTACATCGTTTGGCTCTTTGCCAAACTTTTCAGCAACCAAAATACTATTGGTTAACACTTGGTCATTTTGACCTTTAAAAACTAATTCATTTGCCATTTTTGTAACGTTTTATGGCATTGCAGAAAAAAAGACGGTCTGCAATTAACCCGCCGTTACACATACCTAAGAGGCAGTTGGGAGGCTATTAACTCTCCACACGGGTTTGCAGACCGCTATAATATACAGCGTTAGCTTACAAGCATAAAAAATGCCTGCATAAAGCAGACAACCGCCTGCCTCTTAATATGTGTAACGCTGCAAATATACCTCTAATTTCTATAACGCCAAATAAAAAACTTAATATTTTACTTTTCTACCCCATATCATCGCGTTATACAACGAAGTGGCATACATCTTAATCTCATCCTTGCTTTCAAGGAAATCAACCTTAGAGGCTGCTATCATAGCCTCTGCATAAATCTCTTTGTTTAAAATATTATTCTCTTTCATGTTATCTGCATTTAACTTTTGTAAGTCCATACTTAGCCAATCTTAGGTATATCGTCCTTACACTTACATTCAGCATCTCTGCCATTCTGCGGGGTGGTATCTTTTCTTCCTTGTACAACTTGGTAATGTTTTCTTCCGAAAGTGGGTCTACAAACGTTTTCTTTGGCTCTGTTATCCCCATCCGTTTACGTGCTTTCGCTGCATATGCTTCATTCTGTTTGTCTTTTGTGACGTAAATAACGGTGGTCTTGTTAAGGCGTAGAGGGAATAGCCTTCTTTCCACTTCCTTGTGTTGTTCGGCAAGGCTTTCTACATCCCCGTTGACCGCAGTGTCAATCTTCTTGTATTTGTCCGGGATGCGGGAATGTCTGTCTCTGATTATTCTGTCTGCTTTTCTCATGACTTCTCTTCATTGTCTGAAAACACTAAATTTTGTACTTCTTCTTCCCATATATCTCCCTCATTTCCTTCAAAGTCAAGATATACCGTATCTTTAGGGCTTGGATTGTTGAAACTAGAAAGCAGCCCTATTACCTGCATGGGTATGGAAAGTCTCTCTCCTTGTGGTGACGGGAGTTTTATTCTCACCCGGTCACCGATTTTTAATTCTGTTATATCCATTATTTTATTATACTAAATTTATGATACCATTTATCTGCATAACTGAACCATCCTATAATGAATGATTTACCGAAGAGGGTTACTTTGTATAGTTTACTCATGTGTTTCTTTGTTCTTTAATTTATCAAGGAACTTGCTATCTCCCGAATAATTCACACCGATAGCCTTTTTACTTTCAACAATCTGTTCCAAAAGGGCTATAGCTTCCTTTTTCACTTCTTCTACTTCATTATAACCGCAGGCTTTATCAACCAACTGCTCCATAGTCGATTTAGGCTTGGAAAGCTGTTCTTTGAGCTTGTTTAATCTCCAGTAGCAGTAATCAATTGTGGCGATGTGCTCCAGTTTATTCATAGGTATTTCTTTTCAATAACTCAATGTTTCTTTATGTAATCGACTAATTGAGAACCTAAGTCATGGAATTGAGAAAGCCCACTAAACATAAGACTGGCACTCATACCGCTGTGACCTTGGTCGATGAACATTTGCAAGCAGTTCTTGAAACGTTCTTCTTGAGGCTTATCTGTATTGAGTTCGGATATAAGTTTCAACAAGCAATCGAGTTCAAGCCCTTTATAGAGGTCGTTCAATCGTATAGGAACAATCTTATCCCAATATTCAAGATGTTTATTTGGAATAATACCACGTGCTCTTTGCCGGTATTCTATTGTCAGTTGCGGGATTCTGGCGTGGAACTCAGCTTCCCTTCGTAGATATTCGTTATGTTTATCCTGAAAATCCTTGTCGAACTCTGCCTTTGTCTTTCTCGTGACCTTCAAATACATTTCATCAAGTGCTTCACTTGAATACAGTTCTTTGTCATTGAATTTACAAAAACAATCTTCACCAGTTTCCTGCTTGAATTTCTTCAACTGTTCGTATGCGTAGTCAATGTTTACGCCTGGATACATTTCTATTTCTTTCATAATCAATACTTTTTTCCATGTTTATTTTCTCTCAATTCATTGTATCTCATCTTCTGATTGATATGCCATATAAGGTCTATGTCCAAATGTTTAGCAAGCCCGAAAATAGCCAATAGTATGCTGTTTAATTGCCCTCCTAATGGATAGCCGTATTCATACTCATATCTGATGGGAATTGTGGATATAGCGTATATACTTTCTGTAAAGGTCTCATCATTGCAACTTTCCTCTGCCCCGTACAACATTTCTTCCGTAAAGTCCTCAATGTCTATCTTACGCAATCCGCACAAATCAAGCAGGCGTATAGCTGCATCGGCAAGTTCATCGGGAAGTGAATCTTTTACGTTCTTTTCAAAAGAACTCTTAAATCGCTTTTCTTCTTCCACTAATGCAGGATAGCGATTATAGTCCATTTCAAAACGTGATTTACATTTCTTTCCTAATCTTCCCTTTCTATCCGCTTCCACGGCTTCCACAAGCTCGGATATTACAAGGCAAAGGCAATGTTCGTTACTCAATTCTTCATCATGGAAACCGTGGTCGCAAGCGGTTTTATAGGCGCGGTCGCGCAGTTCATTTAAATCCATATTTATTCTGTTTTGAGCCATACGGCAGACGTCCAACCGCCGTATGGCAATATTTATTTCTTCATTAACCCAATGCGCTCTTTCAAAGTAAGAAGGTAGTAGTGCATCTGTACTTTTTGAACCTCCATTAAAGTGACCTGATTTTCACCAGCTATTTCAACAGCATCTTTTCGGCCAAGAAACAGGGCTAACTTATTATGTTTGTCCATCAACTCATTATATTCGATATACATACGGTCAAGAGGAGTATCAGCTACCTTGTATGCCTTTTCAAATACATCTTTAGGCGACCAACTTTCATATCCATCTTCATAACGAACATGATAACCCTCATCGTCAAAATTTTCGGTTGACGGCTTTTCTCTGAGGAGATGTTTTCCCCACGCATCACCTCTTGTCATAGACTCGGCTTCAATCTGTTTTGTTCCAATATACTTTTTCATATCAATATGGATTTTACAAAGCCCGTCCAAGGCTATTTAATTTATTTCTCTTGTCGTAATTACTCATACGGGGGCATTTCCCGTCACACCGCATGTTCACATACATATTACTTGCCATACTCGATATGAATGACTTTTTGTAGCATTGTCCACTGTAGGGGCTGTAATGCTTGCAGTGTTCCTGGTATTCTTTTCTATTCATAGCTTTTACATATAAATTGTCTAAAAGGGTAAAAACGATAAAATGTGCACCTTACAAATTGGTTGTCAAACGCTTCCTTTGAATACTTGCATTTGGAACAGCATTTATTTAGAGTGCCTATATTTAATCTTATGTTATCCATTATTAACCCTCTTCACATTTAAAAGATAATTTTTCAAGTTTCTCAATCTGCTTACGAAGAGAAGCGATTTTCCTAATCTTCATTTCTTCCGCCTTTTTCAACGCTTCGGATTTATCGGTGAATGCGTTTTCCCCTATACGGAAGTAAGAACATAAACCATCAATTACATATTCTCTATCTTCAAATCTACTTCTAATAATATCTGTTTCTATCTCTTTAATACCTTCTGTTAAGGCATACTTTGTTATAAATACTTTTGCCATAGTTGTAATCATTTATAAGGTTAAAGTGAATTAAGAGAGGCAGCGGACACGGGGCGAACCCAATCGTCACTGTCCTGAATGTTGTCGTATCTAAAACCGTCGCCCCAACTGAGAATAAAATTGCGTTTGTTTCCTTTTCTCGTAGAACACCAATACCAGTCATCTTTCACTGGTTGTTTTCCGCAGATAGCTAAGGCTGCATTCAGCATAACCTTATGTTCATACCCTAAGACACTCTCTTGTAGTGTAGGAATGCGCCAACTTAATCCACATAAGTCCAATGCTATGACTTTCTCAGCAATTTCGCTTCCGGATGCAGCCAATGCTTTGGTATTGCCTATTCCATCGGTATCCTTCATGCCTTCTTCTGTGGTTGGATATATCTTTCCTGTTTGCTCTTTCTCCCAATCAAGAAGAATATGGGTATCATTATCCATATCTTCCGGATAGAAGAATAAAGCATTGCCATCATGGATAATAACTACACATTGTGCCTGTTCGTTTTCTTCATGCAGTCCCCAAAATTTAGGTTCTACAAAATTCTTATTGACGGTAAAGATGAATACACCATTACCTACATTTTCTTTTGTGTAAATTCCTTTGCTCATAATAGTTATATAAGTTTTAATACTTCTTGTATTCCGGCTTCCAGTGCTTCCTCGTAGGATTTATAATGTACCAAAGGTCTGTTTGGCAATTCTATTACGTCATGTTCCGGAATTGTTAGTATTGTATATACCAATAGTCTCCACGCATATAGAATATTTCAATATGTAGGTTCTTGGTTTCACGCAGCCACTTAGCAGCAATCGACTGAGTTGGACGAGAATATGCACCTTTAGGCAAGTCCTTATTGGTTCGGAACACAGATTGCATCATCCGACCATTATCTTCCCTAATAATATCTTTACAATACTCATTAAACCCTTTCTCTTTCAGCAGCTTCGCTGTCTCTAATGTTACGAGTTCTTCGGTCATAATTAACTTTTATTAAAGTGTTCAATCAATTCGTTTACGGTAGCCTTGTGATAACGTCCTGAAATAATAGTTTCATGATTCCAATTTTCATCCCAAAAGAACATAATGCCTTTGGGTTCTGTGAAATAATGATCGTTGCCAATAGAATCGTCATAAGAAACGCTAAGAATGGAGTCTGCTATAAACCACTGCATATAGTTACTATCATCCCTCAATGCAGCGATAGCCAAGAAAAGCTCTTCGTTGATACTACAATCAATTCTTCCAGCACAGTTCCATGTGCAATGAGGATTTGTATCATCAAAAACTTCTTTAAGAATAACATGATAATTGCAGTTAACTGGTGATGTAGCAATACAAAATCTTTCATCTTCGATTACATCAGTAGAATGGTTGTATCCTAATTTTTCCAACTTCTTCCTTAATTCCGGTGTATTTTTACGTATAAACGCTGGTGTTGTAAATCTCATAGTTACTTGTTTTCAAATCATTTAAACACTTAACAATCCAATTCTCTTTAATTTCTTTCTAAAATTCTTTTCATTCAAGGCTTGGTCGTAATAGCAATCAGGTTCTATAACTGTTTCAGTTTTGGTTACAGGAAGTCCATCCAAACCAAGAGCAACCTTATGTATAATAGAAGCTCTCTTGATTTCCTTTGTTTTTCGATTAAAAGAGAACAAGATATGTCCCGGATTCTTCTTAATCCTATTGATTAATTTATATTCTGTTTGCTGCTTTTGCAGATATTCTATCTGTTCCTTAGAAAGATTATCTTTTGTTATAATAGGTACTATATCCATTTTAATTATTCCTCCTTATCTATTTTTACTTTGCCATGAATGACAAATCCATCAGCGCTAAACATCGCGCATCTTTCATCAAAACCTCCGTGGCAGAAGCTATATAAAGAGCAATCCTCACAATAAAATTCATTGTCAAGTTCGCTTTTAATTATAGCTTCATGCAGCACTCCGTCTATTATTATTCCGTTCTTTACTTCCATGATTATTCTCCTTTCGTTATTTGTTTTCCTTCCTTTTTTTTGCATTCTTCACAATGCAATTTATAAGCATAAGCAAACACATTCAAAGTAATATCATCAAAATGAAAGTCCGCCTGCTTGCCTTCTACTACAACAGAAACACATAAGCTTCCATTACAAAAATTAATATATGCTTCACCACCTCCATCTCCCTGAATGGAAAGGGTTTGTGTCTGTACACTATCCATGATTCACCTCCTTCTCTGATATTCGTTTTAATGGATCAAAACTCATATTTATTCGTTGTACCCCATCTATAACGTCTCTTATATTGAAACATTGTAAACTGCCCAAAACGTTTGTCATTCTAAATACAGGATTTGCCATACAAATATCAGTAAGAGCGTCTATCAACAGTTCTTTACTTAGATGTCGCAACTGAATCTTGATTAAATTCCGTATTTCTTCATCATTCATAGTTATTCTCCTTTCCGATATATCCATTTTCAACGCACCAGCAAAGCGTCTCGTAGGCTGCATCAATAATATTTTCAGACTTTTTCGAGATAAGTTCTGTAGCATCAGATTTATAGTAATATATATCCCAATATCCACAAGACGGTTCAATGCAAATCTTATAAAAATCGGAACTTATAATTATAAGTGTCGGCAACTTGTCGAGAATGTCCTGCAAAGTGTAAGTGGAAATTATTTCCCAAAATGCACTATCTCGTTTTTGATTAATTACATCTTCATATATTTCAAGTTCCCATTTTGCATTTTTATAAGAAAGAGCGTAGCACCAACACATGCTTCCATCGCTTGTGTCCAGCCCAAGCTCCTTCAAATGCTTCATCTGTTCGACTGATAATACTTGTTTTGATTTCATAATTCCTCCTCCAATTTTTCCAAAAGTTCCTTGGATAACATTTCACAATAATAAATATTATCTATCATTGTGTCATCAGAACTTATATCTGCCTTAAACCTCTTAACAAGTACCCAGCCATACCATTTTTTCACTTGAACGTCAAAAATGTGGTCAAAAAGTCCGTATCTGTATATTCTGTATCTTTTCATTTGTCTAAGTTTTTTTTCATCCATATTAGTCCGCTTCTTTCTTGGCAACATTCACAGTAGTTATATCCTAATCGTTCATACCATTTCTCTTGCCAACTACCTTTCTTTGCCTCAAGAAATACACGGACACATCCTAATCCTTTGGCTATTTGTTCTGCACGAAGCATTAAATTGATTCCGTTTCCATTTCGTCTTTGTTTTCTTACAAACAGGGATGACAATATTATTTCACTTGGATTGTCACTGTATCTATGCAATGATATATGACCATTATCCAATATTATATATATAATGGAAGCTCCACTATTACCGATTTGGCCAAGGAACTCGATCTTAGTGTGCCCACAACCACCAAATTCATCAATGAAATGTGTGAGGACAACTATATTAACGACTACGGGAAACTGGAGACTAGTAGCGGCCGCCATCCAAGTCTATACGGACTCAACCCGGAATCAGGATACTTCATTGGGGTAGACATTAAGAAATTTGCCATAAACATCGGACTGATAAATTTCAAGGGGGATATGGTGGAAATCAGGATGAACATACCGTACAAGTTCGAAAATACACAGGAAGCTTTGGACGAACTGTGTGCACTCATCCGAAGCTTCATAAAGGGAACGGAAATCAACGACAAGAAGATAATGAATATCTGCATCAACATCTCCGGAAGGGTAAATCCGGAATCAGGATATAGTTTCAGCATGTTCAACTTTTCAGAGTGTCCTTTGGCAGATATACTGACTGAAAGGATAGGATACCCGGTCTGCATAGACAACGACACAAGGGCCATGACCTATGGAGAGCACATGCAGGGATGCGTCAAAGGGGAAAAAGACATCATCTTTGTCAATATAAGCTGGGGGCTCGGAATCGGCATCATCATAGACGGAAAGGTATACACGGGAAAATCCGGATTTTCCGGAGAGTTCGGACACGTCAATGTTTTCGACAATGAAATACTGTGCCACTGCGGCAAAAAAGGGTGCCTGGAAACGGAAGCCTCAGGGTCGGCACTGCACCGCATCCTGTTAGAAAGAATCGGTAGCGGAGAAAGCTCCATACTTTCAAAACGGACCGCAGAAAATCCGCCCACATTGGATGAAATCATCACCGCAGTCAACAAAGAGGACTTACTATGCATTGAGATAGTGGAGGAAATAGGCCAAAAACTGGGAAGGCAAATAGCTGGATTAATAAGCATATTCAATCCGGAACTAGTAATAATCGGAGGTACACTATCATCGACAGGAGACTATATAGTGCAGCCAATTAAAACGGCAATAAGGAAATACTCATTGAATCTAGTCAACAAAGACGCCACAGTGACTATTTCCAAGCTAAAAGACAAGGCTGGGGTAGTTGGGGCCTGCATGCTGGCACGGAGCAGAATGTTCGAAATTTAAGACGGACGCTGCCGGTATAATGGGATTGACAAAGAGTATATCAAGAATGCAACCATCATATACAATAAATTGAAAAAGCAAGGCGGTAGTTAGTTACTGATAAAAGCACAGAATAAACCTGCATCATGATAACCGATTTCCAATACTGCCTCATATTGTGAAATTCGAAAATACAAATTATTAAACTGTTAATAAAGGGAAGATGGAATCTATAGATATACTCGGAAATATTACGAACATAACGAAGATTTTGGAAAATAGCCCCTAAGATAGGGACAAAAAAGCAAAAGGAAAAGTCAACTAATCTCAGAGCTCTCCAACATATTCTACGATAACGTCATTAGTAGGTACTGACCTCCCAATGACCAGCTAAACCGGATGCGCTTAAAGCGAATCACTTCCCTTTTTCAACTCATAACCTGCTGTGCATTTTTTATCAGAGAATGCACAGCAGATATGCTCTTTGGCCATGTTTTCTTCTGTTAGAATGATGTATTTAGATAAGCTATTTTCCATGACTTAGTTTATTTTATCGGTATATGTATATTTTTGTGATATTCTATTCTTTATTCTCTTTTGAATAATTGATGTATTCCTCAAAATGTACTCCAGGCTGTTGTATAAAGTTCTTTCCCTCCATATTTGCCCCATATACGCATATACACTAAATATAGTCCTTCGAAACTTTGGAGTTCAGCGTGCAATTCACACTCCTTTCTATTATGTTCGCACTCTTTTAATCACATCCTTAATCTACTGATATATGTTTTGGGAGAAATACCAAATTATTTCTTAAATGCTTTGGAGAATAATTACGGGTTATCGTAGCCGACTAACCCAATCAAATTCTGTAAACTCATGTCTTCAGTTTGCATATATAGTACAGACCGTTCTACATGTTGCCTTGCCACATAAGGGTATAATGGTTCATTCAGAACAGAGCTCATCATACAAAGCAATTGCCGTTGAGACACATTTACTATATCGGCTATTACATTCAATTGCAATGGCTGATGCAAATTAAACTTTATGTAATCAATTATTTGATTAACTTTCAGCTTGTATATATTTTCAATGCTACTTTTCAT